ACCTCCGTCAGCATTGTAATAATAGGTACCTGTAGGATGCTCCTCACCGTAAGCGATGAGGTCTAATTTATCAAGCCTTTCAGTTAATGCTTCTCCTAACTCTTGAACATTAGTAACTGCCGCATAAGTAGGATCTACAGTAGAGTTTTTATCTGGAGTTAGATTAAAAGTGAATACATCATCAGTGTTTATTGTACTGCCGTCTTGATATGCTATAACTAAATCCACAGCATTTTCATAAGAGGCATTCTGCATAAAATAGTATTTTACTGCTTTTCCTGTACTAGATGTAATTTGAGTTGTATTTGTATAGCTTCCAGATGAAACTAAATTAAAATAATTTGATAAAGTAATTAAAAAACTATATGATGATGTAGCAGCTGAAGAAGCTGTACCTGTACCATTTATAGTTCCAACTAATTTAACAAATCCTTTATTATTTTGAAGATTTAAATATGATAGATAATTTGAGAAGAAACTACTTCCACCTGTTCCTAAAAAATAAGTATCTATAGAATAAAACTTTCTATTTTTTATAGTTAATGTAATATTATATGGCTTTTGTTCAAAATTACTTAAATCTGTTTTTGATATAAAAATACCTGTTCCATTAAAGGCAAATTGAAGAGGTTCACTTATTCCCTCAATTTGTATATCTCCATTATTGGCAATCCAATCATTAGAACTTGTCCAAAAAATATTTAGTATGCTTAATAATATAAGTGTATTTGTTTCATTCTCTATACTTTCTAATATTATTCCTATAGCATTTTCTGTATAGAACTGATTAAAATTATTTAGAGTAGCATTCAATATATAACTTCCGTCAGTCTGTTTCGTAATTGTGGCAGGATATTGATTTGCCTGATCCTTTAAAACTAAGTTTAAAGTATCTGGTAGAGGAATCTTAAACTTTGGAAAATCGTAACCTGTTATGTATTGTAGATTAGTATTTGAATTATCATAAGTAACTAAATCCGCTCTTGTTGCTAAATCTCCGCTAGCACTTATTACATTATCTTCGCTTATTGTTATATTTGTTCCTGCTGTGAGTTTATCCTGTTTTGTAGCAAGTCCTGCCTGTAGTTGTTCTTGTAATTGCTGCTGTAAATATTGATTATTTACAACTGTAGTATTTTCTATATTAGAAGGCATATTTACATTGCTTGCTCCTTCTCCGTCCCTACCCATAACAGTGTTTGGGGTTGCCTCAACAGCATAATCTTCTGTAAGTTTATCCCAATCTGTATTTAATGAACCGCCCTCATAAGCATCAACTCCGTTTACAGTAGTAATACTTGCCCCAGAAATTGGAGGGTTATTATTTAATACTTGCGGATTATTTGCGTTTCTTCTAAACTGCCAAATACTATAATCTTCACCATTTTTTATTACAAGTGAGGTAATATTTCCCTCATCATAATCTGCTTCTTCGCTGTAAAGTCCGCCTGTAAATTGTAAAAACTGTACTGCTTCGGACAATAAATTATAATATCCATTTAAAACATTACTATCAATATTTGCTTTAAAAACTACACCGCTTTTTATTGCTGAAGTGTCAGGAATTAATATATTGCTTGTATCTCCTGCTATATTATTATTAAAAATATTATTTTTCAATTCTGCCATTTTTTTACACCTCATCAATTAAATTAATTTCCATATTAAAGCCGATAGGCATATTTAAAATATTTCTGTATGTGCTGTAAATTATTCTAAAATCCTGTGAACTACGATTAGTTGGCAAATAAACTTTGAAATATTTTAATCTGTTTGTATCTATTTCAATTCTAATTTCTGTAATATTGACTTCGCAAAAGTCCGCAAGCATTCCAGCTAAATTAGGAATAGACCAATGCGTATATTTTAAATTATAAATAAAAGTAAATATCTTTTTTAATAAAGGAATAGGTACTAATTCAGCAGTGCCGCCTTCATCATATTTATATAAACTGTCATATTTTAGTCCGCTGTCATAATATGTACGGTCTACTAAATAATGAGGACGCATCATATTATAAATGCTTCTTAAATAATACTCTAAATATTCCGTTTGTGCCTGATTAATAGAAAACTCTTTAGCATATTCTCCTAGTTCTATTTGCTTTGTATCTTTATTGTATTTAAAAAATAAATCATTATAATTTTCCTGAATATAATCTCTAAGGAAAGCAAAGTAATTAACTATAGCATCAGAGCGTTTATACTGCTGCCAAACATTTATTTTACTTAATTTTTCAATCATACACTTGCCCCCGTTAGAGTACATTTCAAATCTAGTAACGTATAAGCAACATCAAAATCAGTTTCTAATTGTCTTTCGCCGTTTAATGTAGCAGGCTCTCCATTTATTGTAAGCGTATAATTTATTCCTGTTATTATATCTCTTGAATATGAATTATCTCTAAAACATTGATAAATTAAATCGTCAAAACTATAGCCAGTAGGAGCATAACCAATTTTCAAATTATTTATATAATTTTCATAATAAGGACGAAGAAGTAAAGTAAATGCTTCGCTTGGAATATTAATAAATCCGCTTTGAACTGTAAGAGAAATATTTATACTTAATTGATTTATTTTAGGTCTTGTATAAGTAATAGGGAAATCAACACTATTAAAAGCAACATTTACATTAATTGTTCTGTTAGTTTCATCTCCTGAGGGATTAGAAACTAAAATATCAGGATATAATATACTATTAAAAATAGCTAGTGCTACGCTGTAATCATCCCCTCCTCCTACTATAATTTCTAAAACTGCTTTGCTTACTCCTTTTTCTACGATTTGAGAAGCTTTATATGTACAAAGTCTGTCTACAGTTCCTTCTATTTCTTTTAAAGCATTATCTAAAGTTGCCACAGTTCCGCTTCTATTTGCTAATGCTCTAGTTTGAAAACGGCTTCTAAACTCTGAAATAGTTTCAGCAGGTGTAGTTTCTACAGCATCATTAAGATTAGTACAGCTAGTAACATTTAATACTTGATTTAATAATATATTTAAAGTATTAGCAGGCGTTGGAGTATCATAATAATCAGCTCCTTCACAGTAAATACTCACTTGACCTGTAGCATTTATTATATCACTTTTTGTAGTAATAAACTTCTTTGAACCGTCCGCATTTCCTACCTCTAACCCTTCAGGAATAATAACTCCAGCAAGTCCGTAAAAGGTTATAGTAGTGTTTGGAAGTGCTTGGTCTTTAATTTTTAATCCGAATGCCTCACCAAGTTCACGTACAATAAAATCATTAGCATAGCTAGGAGATATACTATTCATAACATTAGCAAGCATGTCTTGTATTTCATTTTCAATAATAACACTTTCATCTATTAAATTATTTTGTATACCGCTAGGTAAATTAGTAAAGCCTTCTACTTCTTCTATAGCTTTATTTAAAAGCCTTTCACGTATGACAGTAGGACTATCTTTAATTACTCCTGTATTGCCTATTTGCATTGTTGCTATGTTCGCCTTTGCCTAATAAAGTCCGTCAAACAAGTTTAACGGACGGCTTCGGCTCACTCCTCCTTTATTGTTATGCTCCTATCAAAGCAGTATAATTAAGCGTTTCATTATTACTGCTGTTTTTTAGTTTCATATTTATATCTATTTTCATAACTTTTGATGTTCTATCTTCTTCAGCCTTTCCAACTGTTATATCAAAATAGTTATTAAAGTTTCTCGCTATATTCTCAACTTCTATTTCAAGCAAAGAACGTCCATTTATAATATTCAAAAAATCAAGTCCGTTGTCAGCATTAAAAGATTGTTCGCCTTTTATAGTTTGAAGCCTTGTAATAAAATCAATTATTCTAGTTTCAATTTCACCATTTGCCTCATACCAATTTCCATTAGCATCTAAAAGCCACGCACTCATTGTTGTTATGTTCGCCTCGCCTAAAAGTTCCGAGCAATTTCATTACTCGGAGGCTTCGGCTCACTTCCTCCTTTACGCCCCCATAACTTTAGTTTGTCCTGCCGATTGAACTGTAACTGTTACAGGGATTGTAGTAGTTGCTCCAGTACTTGGGTCTGTAGCAGGACATTGAACAGGAGTATTTGTTTTATCGCCTTCCAAAATAACTAAAATATTTTCAGCTTTCACTTTTTGAGCTGTACTTTCAATAGTTCCAACGCTTGGGGCAGTTTGTACAAAATTGCCTTGAGTAGCTCCCATAACCTGAACTTTGAGAGGTGTTTTATATACTCCTTTACCTTCAGCTTTTACTTTTATAGACGGAGTGTCTATTATAGTTGCTTGAGCTGTATCATTGTCTGTTATCAATGTACAGCCTTGAACCGCTACAGGTTTCACTGAAGCACCTCTAAATTATTATTTATTTTTACACTTGTAGTTCCCATTTCAATTACATTTCCGTTTGTATCTGTAATGCTCATTCCATCCGAATTAAGAAGAATATTATTTTTATTTGTGTCTGTGATATTTATTCCGTTCTCATCTATTAAAATATTATTGTTATCGCCCTCATCATCGCCTGAGGCATTATCTTTTATTTCTATTTTGTCATCATTGATTATTATTGAAGTTTTGCCGTCCAGCGAATATATTTCAAATGATTTGCCTTCTGTATCCTTATTAAAGTCAATATTATCAGGGGCAAGAGGTAAGAACAAATAACCTGAACCATTTGAGTTTTCAGGCATATCTTTTGGCGGTGTATTATAATCTTTTATATAACTTTCATAAGGATAATTTAAAGCTATTAAAATTCCTAAATCTCCTTGTTTGATAGGGTAGGTAAAATAAATAGGGCGAATTATAGGCACATCATCTGTATATCCGATTGTATTATCATTTTCAAGCATTCTAGCAACTTTTACTTTATTACCTTTCACTTCCTCAACTTTACAAGGCTGCGATTTTGGAAGTCTTTTTAATGCTTTATTTATTTGATTAGCAATATTATTATTTATACTTTGATATGGGTCTATTTTTTGAGCTAATGACATCTTTTTAATTCCTTGACTTTATTATAAAATCAAAGAAGTAAAAAAGATTTATACGATAGTTAGTTTATTATTATTATGAATAAAAAAGCCGACATCATTTTTAATGACATCGGCTTGTATTTTTTATTTTGTGCTTTCTATCTTTTCTAGTAATATTTTTTTAGCATATTGTCCTATACTTAAATTATTTTCCTTTGCTATTTTTTCTATTTGTAAATATAAGTCTTTATTTACTTTAAAAGATATAGCTTTAACAGGTTTTATTTTTTTTTCAGGGGCAATTTTTTTTCGTCCTGCCCCTTCTCTTTTTCCGCCCCAATTATCATTTTTATTATTTTCCATACTTTTTATCCTTTTTAAATAATTTAATTAATAATACTACATGTAAAGATATAGACAATAAGGTTAATACTGTCGCTATTTTTATTAACATCTTGACAACTCCATTATTTTTTATTATAATAAAATCAATGAGGCGGTATTTTTTGGAATTACAGGGCTTCAAGTTACCGCTCGAAGCCCTTTTTTAATTAAGTTTATTTCTTAAACTTAATTAGGATGATGATTAAAGTTAGCAAGTCAATAACCATCAAAAGAATTAGTAATTCCATCTTTTACCTCCCTCATTGATTATGATATTATTATACCATACTTGATAAAAAAGTCAACTAGTAAATCAAAAAAATAGTAAAAAAAATCACTAAAAATATATATTTTATATAAAAAAATAGTGTTTTTATTTATAATTAGAGGCATTAAAAAAGCCGAAACCGTAAAAAACGATGTCGGCTTAATTTCTTAGATTTTTTAATATTAGCAATATTAAGGATTTAACCTTTTTTTACTGTTGTTAATATCTATAAAATTATCTATTATATGTTCATGACTCCTTTTAGCATATTCCTTACATCTTTTATTATAGAAATCATCTATATCAATCATAAACAAAATACCTATAAGAGAAGCTAAAGGTTCTGTATCTTTATAGCTTTTATTTTGATTTTCAAATTGCTTGGAAAATAAAGTACATATAAAAACATGTCCTATTTCATGTGCTAAGCAATCTCTAAGATAAATCTCATCCATATTAGGATGATAATAGATAGTTACACATCTCTTAGCAAAATATTGTCCAACACTAACATTATAATTTTTTGAACTAGCAGGAAAAGGTCTTACAATTATACTAAAAAGTGGATTTTCAGTATATATTTTTAATTGTTGCTCTAAAGACCTTATATAATGAGCTAAATAACTCCCTTTAATACTAGCTCTTATTTTATTATTGTATAAATCAAATAAAATATTATTTTCATCAATCTTAGGATTATTGAATTTTTTTACAATAATCTTTTTTATTTCATCAGTTATTTTAAAATCCTGCTTTTTCGTAGTACTCATTTATTTTCCAATCCTTCATTAAAAATATTTCTATGGTTAAATCTAATTTATCTTTGCTATCTAAGTCTCCTGAAGAATAAAAAGTTTCAGGACTATACATACTTTTATTTAAATACTCTATTTGTTTTGCTGTATCAGCTATATTATTATTTTTGAAAAGTTCAATAATACTTTTCTTATCATCACAAGAACGTAGTTCTTCTATTAATTTATTTTCATTAAACATGAATTACCTCCGAAACATACTAACTTTTGCCAGTATGTCAAAATTACCCCCTAAAAAACATTATAGACTAGCCACTAAACTTAATTAGAGCTAATCACTTCATTAAAAATAATATAAAAATTGACTAGAGCATAAAACTCTTTATTGACATAATCATATTAAACTCCTTAAAATAAATATTTAATATAAAAAATCGGTTATCGCAGCCTTAAATCTTAATAACCGAATTTCTACCCATCTTTATAACTTTGTATGTGTATTATAATAAACTTTTCAGATAACTATAATATAAAACATATGTCACTAAGAATCAACAAAAAAAGTAAGAATATATGTAAAAAAATGCTACTATACTTCACACTTTCAAGTAAAAAAAGTCACAAATGCCCCATATAATAGGTTTAAAAATCTAAGAAAATGTATAAACTGTATATATAGACACTTTTTAAAAAGATGTTATATGTTAGAATTTTTTAACAAATTAATTTAAGGATTTATTGATGAGAAAACTAATATTTTTATTCACTTTGCTATTGTCTTTTAGTCTGTACTCTGCTACCTTGCCACAAGGACTGATAAAGGAAGAAAAAAACGGCATTACAAGAATAACAACCACTAATCCGAACTTTAAGCTAGTTATGGAGATATGGGGCGGAAGTGTAGAATTGAAATGGGAAAGTATTTTTAAAAATGATAAAGGCTTTATTTATAGCAGTCCTCGCTACGGATATGATTATGGAGAAACAATATCAGATTTCGGAAGCTATAAACTATTTACTGTTCCTATAGGAGATTTTGGGCAAGTTTTAACATCTGGAAATTATGTAGTTTCTTCTCCTTATGTTATAGATATTGACCACCCTGTTTATAGTGTTAATAATATAAGATATTTGATTTATGCTTTTGTATTAGACCCGCTTGAAAGTACAGAATTATACGGTTATAGAAGCGGACTTTATTCTCAATCTGCTTATATCACTTTGAATAAAAAAGATATGGAAGAAGTGAAAAAATTATTAGAATATTATATTGATTACACAGAAGAAAATAATATTACTATTTTTCAAGATTATTATTCAAACAGTAAAACACATCAAGAAGTAATAAATAATTTAAAAGAAAAAGCCAATACATTAAAAAATAATAGAATGGAAAAACAGCAATTAGAAGAAGAAATAAAAAGAAGAATAAAAGTAGAAAATAATACTTTTAAATATACTGGGGATGAAATAGATGCAACTTTTGATATTAATGAATATAATCAATTCAGAAAATTAATTAATGAGTTCAAATTATATGATGTTAATGCATATTTTACAAAGTCTATAATAAACAATGTTAAAAAGAAAAGTAATTATAAAATATATTTAACTTTTAAAAATATAGATAAAATAAAAAAAATTGAATTAAAGCCTAAAGATAGAGATTTTATTTTTGGAGATATTGTAAATAATAATACTATAGCTACATTACTGCTCGCGGATAGTATACCTGGTAAACGTTATACTCTTAAAATATACATAAATGACAAGGAAATTACAGAATTAATTTCTGAAGTAGATAAAAAAGCAATAAATATAATTAGAGGATCTTATATTTATGATATTATAGAAGCTGCTTCCCAGAATTTAAAGCCTTAATATCTTTTATTTTTACAGCCTCTAAAATAGTACACCAAGCATTAACATCAGTATTTCTGCTTTGTAAAACATATCTGATTGTTGTAATTTTATATTCTCCTTGATACATCTTTCCTATTCTTTCAGCAGTAATTCCAAATCCTGAAGGATCCCCTTCAGTTATAAAGGCTTGTCCATATCCTATAAAACCCTCTAATTCTAATTTTATTTTTTGAAACACTCTAAACTTTGAAGTTAAAGGAACTGTAAGGGTTATTGTATTTGGATTAATTAATTGAGGCTGCCCCAATAAATCTTTATCACTGATTATACTTACTTTATCTACAGTGTTTGTATTTTGCCCTATGTATATAACATTTCCTTCTTTTTTTATTACTTCTTTAAATGTGTTTTTTACATAATCTACTAAAGTAGTTCCATTTCTTTTAGTTCCAAATATTCCTTCTATATCTATTGAATTAACCTTAGCTTCAGATATTATTAAACTTCCTTTTGTAGGAGTTCCAATTTCAACCTTAACATCAGGCGTTCCAACTAATAATAAATAATTTTCTATAAATCTTTTTACTTCATTTCTCCACGCTATACCTGCGGCAATATTCAGCTGATTAACAGAGGCTTTTTCTTCTTCTGTCAATTCTTTTATTGGAATTAAGTTCAAAACAAGAACTGTGTCAGCTCCGTCCATATTCGCATAACTATTTGCCACATAACCGTCATAAATAGGAGTTGTTGTTATTTGGCTATCATTTAAAGCATAACAGGTATTTTTAGGATCTACTAATCCCTGATGATAATGTATAGGTGTTGCTTTTACTCCCGCATAAATTACAATTCTAGCTCCTGCCAATTTGCCTGCGGAGTTTTCATTATGCCAATATCTATTAACATTATAAAGAGAAAGTACTGCCATATCATATATTGATTTATTACTTGTATCGCAATAAGAAACGCATTCAAACTCAATATGCACATTGTCGCCCATATTGCCGAGGTTCTGCTGTAATTCTAAAGTTGTCGGCGGTTGGAAGTTAGGCTGTTTGCTTTTATCTATGCCTATGCTCACGCCTGCTTTTGATGTTAGTTTTATTTTGTATGATCGCATTATGCCTCTATATTGTTACGCTCCCGTACGGGTGGCATACAGGAACTATACACTTATAAAAATTGATTAGCTTTATTATACTTCTAACTTCTAAAAAAGATTTATACGATAGTTGGTTTATGATAAAGAATAAAGTTCAAACTGCTGTTTCTTCATATTATAGATTAATTTGTAATTATTAAATGAAATGTCTCCAATTAAATAATTTATACCTTCACTAATATTGAAAGGAATATTGCTGATAATAACTTCTTCTGCCTCATTCAATATAGAAATGTCCACATTTTCCATATAAAAATTAGGAAATATTTTGAAAGTGTATGAATTATTACCTATTGTTATTTGCTGTGTGTAGAAACCTGTTCTTAAATCCGGATATTGTTCGGCAAAGGTGCCTTCAGTATTTACAGTAAAAGAAAAAGATTGTAGAAGTGTCATATAATAACTCCTGTAATATATTTACTCAATGTACTAGCCACTTTTTCCCCTTCGCTTTTATAAACAGGTGTTAGAGTCTTTAAATCCAATCTAAACGAAATACCGTTTTGTCCTGCCTCATTTTCAACGCCGTACAGTCCAACTAAAACAGCATATTTAATATCTCCCCAAGGCGTGAGAATATTAAAAGTTCCGCCTTTTTGAACGTAATACTCTAAGGCATCAACAAATATTTGATTTTTTATCATTTGAACAGTCCAAGGGTTCAGGTTTGTTATTAAATTATGAAGTATCACAGAAAAATCGGCATTCTGCCTCACGGCTCCGTCTATTAAAAGTTGTTTATTTAAATAAGGATACTCTGAATATTCATTCACTAAAAAAGGAATATCTCCATTGTACTTTACTTCAAAACCTATGAGAGGCAGAGGCACATCAACCGGAGTAACATATCCGCTCATAATACTCACTGTATCAGGAAGAATTACAGCGAACTTATTATATTTTGCTGTAATAGCCTGAAAATTAAATCCGGCATTATTATTTAATACAGAGGCAGAGCCGAGTAAACTTCGAATAAGCATTTTTAATATTCCTTAAAAACTTTTTCTAATAAAATTAAGTAAGCTATTATAATTTTTTATTTCATTTTCCTTTATTTGCTTTTTACCTTTATCATCGAAATACAAATCAACATAATCTTTGAAATAATCGAAAGGAAACCTGAAAAGAAAATCAGCAATACTGTTTTCAGCAGGAATCCTCTCGACATTTCCATTTCTATAAATATGAAGTCCTATTCCTCTGAAGTCTCTTGGGTTTGTGATTGTGTCATAGAAGTATTCTTCCATTCCGTAACGTTCGATGATGTAAAAGTTATTCCGAACCCTGTTATTTTCTCTTCCCATTCCTCTATTTGTAAACGAGGTTTCACATAACGAAGCATTACAATAAAAAAAAGCAAAGAAGCCTTTATTAATTCTTTTGCCTCGCTGTCAATGCCGTTTAGTGATTTAATATCATTATTTTCAAAATAGTAGCCTGCGGCAATAGAACGTTCAAGCATAGCATTGATTTTTAATTTACTGTCCTCAATATATTTTTTATGACGAGGATCATTTATATTATATTTTTCATTGGCAAGTTTTTCTATTGCCTCATCAATATAAATATCATAATCAGTCAAAAGAACTGATATACTAATATTATCAATATATCCCGCAAATCCTCCAAGTACTAAAGCATTAGACTTTATTTCATCTTTATTTGAAGGCGGAAGAAAAACTTTAATTTCTCCGTTTGGTGTGTTTATTGGAAAAACTATATTCGCTGTATTGTAGTCTATTTTTGTATTATCCATAAATGCTCCTTATTATCCTATTAAAACTCCGTAAAGCTCTGTATTTACTGCTAATGTTCCTTTCACAGTGAAAGAATAAGCAGGATTTGAAGCATTACCTGTAATCTCTCCCATAGATAAAGTACAAGCGAATAAAGTATATTCATTACCTACATCATCAGTAAATACACAAGTTCTATTTGCTCCGCTTACAAGTCCATTTGTCAATATTCTTTTTCTCCAAGTTTCAGAAGGTGTAACAACTTTCAAAATAGAAACATTGATTGTGGCAGGAACAGCCATTTCTACTGCTCCAACTTCTCCGAAATTAGCTTTTAATCTTTTTACTGTATCTTCATCTATACTCATTGAAGCCGCATCTTCTCCCATATCAAAGGCAGTAAGGTTTAAATCTGGGTCGTCTGGGAAAATCAAACTCGTAACGGCTTTATTAATAAACTTTTCTAAATAGCTTGGTAATTGTGGCATAAATTAAACTCCTATTGTTGTTATGTTCGCCTCCGCCTATAAGAAGCGAACAAGTAAACTTATTCGCTGACTTCGGCTCACTTATTTTTTTATTCTGCTGTAATGTTAGGTACTACTTGTAATATGAAACTGCCTATTGTGGCATAACAAGAAGCACCGTTATATATTCCGTCTTTCCAATCCTGATATTGATTAGCTTTGTAAGTAGCAAAATCAACCGCAGCCCATTCTCCGCTGTTTAATATGGCGTTTGTAGCTGTATCATAATCAGAACCGAAATTGTCTAAAACTCCAAAAGTTGTCATAGTATTGCTTATAGCGACTAATTTATTTTTCACTATATTAATTCCATTTTGATTGAACTTTATAGCTTGAAGCGGATTATTTGAAGCCTGTATCATCATAGAAGCTACATCAACAATCAATCTAAAAATAAATGTATCTAAAGCAAAATAATATTCCCAATCTTTGCCGTCTGCCACCATTCCGCCCAAAATAACAGTATTATTATTTAATGAACCTATCCAGCTACAGCCATTATCATTCAAAGCACTTACCAAAGAATTAGAAAGCCTATCCTGCGGAGTAATGCCGTAAATAGTTTTCCATTGAAGAAGTGAAAGCGGATTACTTACGCTTAAATTATATAGATTTCCTGACTTTACTCCGACTATAGCACCGTTAGCACTCTCTCCCTCAACAGCTGAAGGATAAACAGGGGCAAAACTTTTACTTTTTATGTATAAAGCAAATGTTTCATCTGTGCTAGGGACTGTACCTTCAGGAAGCTCTAAAGAAAAATATTGTCCTGCTGTTACGCCTGAATAAGATTTTACTAAAGCAATAAAATCAGTATTAGTATAAAACGCAGTAGGACAAGCCCATTCGTAAACCCTTAATTCTCCGCTTGCCACAAAATCACTTAAAATCTGAACTGCCTCAGAAACTATTTCGCTTGTTATATTTGTCCAATATTCTGTACTGCTTAAATTAGTAGGTGTCAAATCTGTGGCACTCAATGCCGTATCTGTTTGAATACATTTATATGTCTCACCTTGAGCATTAACATATAAATCATCAACTTCATAGCTTTTAGGATCTGATGTTTTTTCCCAATAGCTGCCTTCAGAAAGTTTCGTAGGTTTTAAATCTGTTTCGCTTGTGGCAGTGTCTGCTTGTAAGCATTTGTATGCTTGACTGCCGTCAACATAATAATCGCCTACAGCATACTGTTTAATGTTTGGTACTGTTCTTGTTTCCAAAACATTAATTTGTCCCATAGCATTATTAGTAAAGAAAGAGTTCAAGAAACTTTCTGTATATGAACCCTCTTTTAATTCTAAATCTGCTATTTCGCTTTTGCTAATTGTTTTTAAAGTATTAGCTGGTAAATTAGTGTCGCCATAACTGACTATTCCAAAAACTCTAGTATAATCAGCAGGGACATTCACGCCTAATACTTTTACATTTACTATAACTGGTTGTAATGGATTAGGTCTGCTCATTGTTGTTATGCTCGCCTACGCTAACATTATATGCCAACTAAAGTTGTCATATGCTTCGGCTCGCTTTCCTCCTTTGTACTTTATATTAAAAATTATTTATTGCGTGTCTACTTCTTCCGCATTAAATAAAGTTATTTCTTGTTTATTTACTTGAACTATTATTGTTTTTATCAGTTCAATAACAATATTGCTTGTTACTGTTTCCTGATAATAATTTATCTTAAAATCGCTTATAGCTTTATTGCTTACTATTCCAAAGCCTTTCTGTCTGTCATCCGAAACACTTTTGAAATTAATAAAATCATTTACTCCAAACACATTTTCATTATAATTCTGTGCTAATGTTTGTATATTGTATGCTAATTCCTGTTGTGCCTCAGTTGTAGCATTTATTAAATGAAGTCTTATAGTGTCCTGTTTCCATTGCCCCACATAATTATTTTCATTTTCTTTTTCGTATCGAGGCATTGAAAGCCCTTTAGTGTCAATTACTTCTACACTTAAATAAGGAGTTTCAAGGTTCAAAGGACTTAAATATGAAGGATAAACAGGAATATTTAATCTATCTTTATTATAAATCCAAAGCGGTATTGAATTATTTAATAAATTGCTGCTTATTTCTGTAATATCATAAACTATAAAACCTTTATTTTTATTCTGTAATATTTCCGCTCTATAATCATAATGATTCGCTTCCTGATTATATGCTATTAAGGAATGAACCATAAAGAAATTATTATCATAACTTAAAATAAAAAGCTCTGGAATTTCTTTGAAAGAATCACTCAATGAAACAGGAGTTTGTATAATATATTCTCCGATGTCCATTTGCCCCGACAAGGTCATTTCTCTATTTTTATTAGAATGAATCGCTATGTTTTTAATGATTGTACTTTTTGTTTTATCTATCAAAATATAGCAAAATCCATTTTCTAAATTAATCTTTGAGGCACTATAACAGACACAGGAAACTGTTTTTGATGTAAACTCTTTTGAAGCTTTATTTAATAATTTAGTTTTATTTCCTGACATTAAGCTAGTTCCTTTCCTTTTTCTGTTATTATATTTTTATATTCAGCAGGTATTTCGTATAACCTGTAGATTAAACGCATAGTACAGCGGCAGTTTATAGGTATACCCGGAAGTCCGTCCTCAATTTCATCAGCGTACTGAACATCTTTAGTTTTTTTGATTAAACCTTTTTTAAGTGCCGCACTGTCTCTAAACAAATAAAATTTCCCTTCACGTTTCCAATGGTCATTATGCATTTTATTTCCGCTCGGATAGAGTCCTGAAGGATTGCCGACAACTCTAATGTCTTTTCTATTCTTCCAAATGAATCCGATTGCATTGTTTTTCATTGCTGTAATGTATGTCATATTAGAAGTGAGTTTATGCTGTTGATCTCGAATTATCATATTCTGCCACTTGCTAGTTTTATAATTCTTTTTAGCTTTTTCAGGTATTACATCGTTCCAAAAGTCATATTCTAATTCTTTTAAATCTTTATTTGGGTGCGGTATTGAAGCAAAGTTCATTAATCTGTTTTTTATTTCTTCTATTGTGTTTTGGTCTTGAGTTTTTATATATGATAGTGAAACATTTATTCTGCTTTCTAATTCCTTTTTGAAATCAGGCTTTAAATCTTCAATTTTATATTTTTGTAAAGTTGGGGCAACTCTGAACACGCCTTTTTTTATGAATTGATTATATTCATTTTTTAATTTAGAGCGTACTTCTTTATTTACACTTTTTAATACCTTATCATAATCCTTTTTTATGCCTTTATCTATTGCTCTGATAAGTGCCTCAATTTTTGTTTTTGATAAAATATCATTAATGCTGAATAAATTGTCATCAAAGAAAGACTTTAATATTCTTTTTGCTGTGTCAAATAAGCTAAGCATAACTAAAGTATAAATCAAACAACAAAAAAAGATTTATACGATAGTTAGTTTATTAATGAATATTTTTAATTAATTATTTTTTTCAATTATATTCTTTTTTAATAAAATAGGCTTATCTTCTAAACCTTGTTTTTTCAAAAAAGATTTTGGAAAGTTAGGCAGAATATTATCTTTTGTCCAGTCAATTTTTTCAAGCTGTTCAATTTTTTCTTTTATCTCTTTTATGATCTTCTTCTTTGAAATTAGGCGAATGCCCGCTGTAAGCGTCAGAATCTGCTTTTATAGTGCTGTCATTTTGTACTGACTCATTTTGCGTATAATCAAATAAATCGTTATCGCTTTCTTCAGCTCCCCCCATACCATCCATTCCTTGAGGCTGTGAATCCAATTCCATTTCATTTTTAAATATTTCGCTTTCGTTTAGTTCTTCCTGTAAGTCTGCTTGATTAGCTCCTAACTGTTGGGCTTTAAGTAAATTATCAAGTTTTTTAGCATTATTGTCTTGAGTAACGCTTTCAGGTTCAGGGAATAAGTTACCGTATTGAAACTTGAAATTTTCCGCCCAGCTTCTAAATATTTCGCTGTCTGTTTTGTCCTGATATTCGCTGTATTTATAACGCATATCATCAATAAAAGCACTGTCCCAAGCTTTGAGCATAACATAATAATCAGTAAGATTGTATAAAGGAGTGAGTTTATTTTCTCTAAAACTTTCAATTATTGATATTTCCGTTTCTTTGTCTTTGTCTCCCTCGCTGAATCCGTTTGACAAACTTTTATCGAACAGTATTGAGGCAGGAGTGTCATTCAAAGCTTTTGTTATATCATCTTCAAGTTTATTAATGCTTTCTATAAGTCCGCTTAAATTAGAAATAGGAAAATCTTCGATTGTGCTGTCGGATGAAATAGAAATAACTTCTCCGCTTCTTTTTTGTTCTAAAATCTTTTTAGACATTTCTATCGCATCTACTGACACACCATTAAACTTTCCTTTAGCAGGATATTTATAAATAATTGCCCCTGCTTTATAAAGTAAATCTCCTATCGATTTTATAGCATCATCATATTGATTTAATAATGCTACCATATTATAAAAAACAGAAGGAGGAGAGAACGGAATAAGTGAAGTTCTTGAGTCTAAATATAAAGGCTCTAATGCGTGAGAAACAACTATTCTTTTTTTAGGTATTTGTTTTGAGTTTACTTGAACATCAATTACTTGTAAAAAAGTAAATGATAAAGGATTTAAATCTACCCTCGAACCGCTTATATTGAGCGGGTCCATAACTGTAAACTTCATTTTATATTTATGAGCATTCTCAAAAGTTGGCTTTGTAGTAAAATCATCTTCTTCTTTTTCTTCATCATACATAGCAACATATAATGCCCCAGTTCCGTAAATACGGGAATTATATATTGTCCTTTTTATTGCCTCATCTTGTTTCATCTCGTCGGCTGTTTCTTTGAACCTTTCTATTGCCTCAGGCGGTGCTTTATGTATATCTATTTCACGTTCGGCACTCATAGCGAAGTTTACAAGTCCTTCTACTATTCTTTTACCGAGTGTGGCAGTTCTATAAATATTTTTACATTCATCATAAGATAATATTTGATTTTTACCGTCTTTAAAGAAACTCATTGTATTTTTTCTCCTTCAAACTCATAATAAATAAGCTCAAGCAATGTTTCTAAAATAATATTTTCTTTCACTTCTTCAGGAATATATTGACACACATTATCTATAATAGTTCTTTCAAGTTCCTGATTCTTTTCTAAATAAATAAGTTTATTTTGTATATAAGGCATTGAGTATGCCGCATAATCTATTAATTTTAGTTTTTCTATTTCTATTCTTTCAATCGCGTGATTTTTTGTATTCAAACAGCTGAAGTCTATATTCTCATTATCAAAAGCGATTATTGAATTAACATCGTTTAAATAATCTTTTGTCTTTTCTGCTATTTCATTTGTATCAGCCGATTTTATTTCTTTAATTAAAAAGTGCTGGAATTGTTTTAATCCATCTCTAGTGTAGAAATAATCAAATAATATAAATACGCTCTTACTGCCTTTATAACTGTAATAAGCAATTTTATTTGTAATATTGTAGTCTGCGGCAATGTCATCAATACATTTAAACCAAGCACGCTTAAAGTAAACATCAATAGAATTAACATCTTTCAAGCCTAATAGCTCATAAACGCCCCATACAAAGCTGTCGAGTCTGTCAGGGCTTTCTCCTTGCTCTCCTTGATAGCCTTGAATAGTAAGAAGCAACATTTGATTTTCTAATTTTGGGAAACTTTTTAAGAAATATACTTTACCTTGCGAACAAAGATTTGCTACAGGTAAAGCCCTTAAATATTTACTTTGTGTTGCTCTAACCGGTATTAAACGAACGCTTTTACTTTCGCTTAATATTGTATTTGCCACATGATCGCCGCCTTGATTTTCTTCGTAAACTACTGCCTCACATTCATAATTAAAATATGTTTTTACAAGCACTTTCGCATATTCTGAAGCAGTATAATGTCCGCTAACATCAGCTATTAAATGAACATATCCTTCGTGATTTATGCCGAGTACTGTAATTCCGTATTCGTTATTGAAGTCTTTACTACTTGTGGCAGGGTCGGTGGCTACTATGCGGCGTACATAATTGTCTTTGTCATAAGGTAAATTAAGATTTAAGTCTTTTATCTCTTCATAAGTCCATAAAGCTCCGTCAAACTCTGTCTGAGGTTCTCCATTCCAAATATATTTCCATTTTTTTAGGTTTGTTGCTTTGTCTAGCTCGGCTAATGAAATAAGTTCATGAGAATTAAACTTATTGTCATAATAGTTTATATTTATATGCTGAGTCAAAATGAGACGTTCTCGAGTCACATTTTCATTAAAAAAATAATCATAAATTACAGTGTTTTGTCTATGGCGGTTATAAGTGAATATTATTTGATAATCTTCAACCCTTGCCGCAGTCGG